AATGGCGGAGTTATGGGTGGGTGGGTGGGTTGGTGGGTCTGGGAAATTAGGGGGGAGGGAGAGGGGTCTATAGTAGAAAAATTTTTTTTTGACTCCCCCCGGGTACCCCCTGGGGGTTGACCCACCCAGTCCCCCCGGGCTGGGGGAGGGTGGGCCCTCTACCCCACCCACCCACCCACCGGGACAACTGGACAAGCCTCGGGTAGAGGCTGGGGTGGGGGTGGAGGTTTGGATATGGAACGGGCGAAAACGCCCAAGCCATATACACAGCAAAGTGTATAGGGCTGGTGGTATGATAGAAGTTATTCTATTAGAATAACTCTTGACGCGGCCCGGTGGCGTGGTAATGTGATGGAGTCGCAATCACGCGACACTGGAGGTTATGATGCAGGTCGCAATCAATGCACGCGGGCAGAGTTTCCTGGTCGATGTTCCCGAGCCGCTGATCCAGAAGGCTGTCACCTATGCCATGGGGGTGATTGCCCAACGGGAGACCGCGTCGATGGGGGAAAAGGAGCGCAAGCCGGACGGAACGCCCTATACCGAAAAGGATCGGCTCGGGGCAATCGCCGACCGCTTTGCCAAGATCGAAAAGGGCGAATGGGCCGAGTCCGGCGGGCGTGCCGCGGACCCGACGAGTCGCGAGCTCGCGGCGCTGGTCCGTACCGCGGCGATCCGGAAGAAGGCCGCGACACCGTACAGTGTCGATGATGTGCCCGGCGCATCGGATGCGGCGAAGCTCATGGCATTCGTGGTCGCCCGCTTCGGCAAAGAGCGCGCGGCGAAGCTTGCGACTCATGCCGCATCCGTGGCACGGGCCCGCGAAAAGGAGGTGATCTAAGGGGTAGGCATAACAACCTAACAAGAGGCCGGGCGCCCGAGGCCCGGCTCTTTTGTACTCATGGGTACACAGTTGTGTGTAACACGCCGAAGCGTAGCGGGGGCCGAGGCTCCTGTACCCCCACACTCCCCCCACGCAGACCGCCACATCGACCTCGAAGGCATCTCTAAAATTTCCGCCAAGTTTTCCGACCTCCGCTCCCATACCATATCCAATTCCCCTGGAGTCCCTTGACTTTTTCCTGAGCTATGGTATGGTGTCATCGAAGCTGTGTGGCCACGAGGCCCCCAGGAGCCCAAGCCTTGTCCCGGCTGACCATTCATACCACTGAGACTCTGATTGCCGAGGTGCGGGAGATCACCAAGGACGACATCGAGGCTCTCAGTGTCATGGGCCCCGGGGTGGAAGGTAGTGCAGGCCAGCTCCGCATCCGTCACCACAAGATCGCCCAGTTGATTGCTGGCGGGCTAAAGCAGGTGGAAGTAGCGGAGATCCTGAATTGTACCCAGGCCAACATCTCGACACTCCTGGCGTCGCCCTCCATGCAAAGCCTGGTCCGGGAGTATCTACTCTCCGGTTGGGCTGAGATCGAGGCGGTGACAAGGCGGGCAAGACTAGCTGCAAGTTCCGGTGTCGAAGAGCTTCATCGACGGTTCGAGCAGGCGCCGAAGAACATCGCCACCAAGGACCTCACCAGCGCGACACTTGGTCTTCTCGACCGCGGAGGCATTGCTCAACGACATGCCCACGTCCACTTCGGCCTCAGCACTCAAGACATTGCCGAGCTCCTCAAGGAAGCTTCTGCAAACGACGACAGCCGAGTGGTTGACGTTGCCGCGGAAGGCCAAGGAAGTTCAGTACGCCGAGTTCCGAGACTCGGGTCCCTTTCCGGATCAGACCCCGGGGACGACTCGGGCTCAGAAGGATGGACTGAGGTACGAGCGGAAAGTCAAGCGGCATCTTGACTCTGAGGCCCAGGGGCGCTTTAGCCTCCTCTACCAGCCCTGGATCTACTTCGAGGACTCCAACGGAACCGGGTTCTGTCGGCCAGACTTCGTCTTGACTCCGGCTGGGAGGGAGCGCCATCGCATAGTCGTTGATGCGAAGAGGACAGCGACTTGGCGAGCGGAGGTACAGCTGAGGGGCCTGTATCTTCCAGTCCTTAGGGTCCTCTTTCCGGACTCTGAGTTCACCTTGGTTCAGGTAGCCAAGTTTACTGGAGGTTTGAGGACAGCCATCTTCACTCTTCCGGATGTCCTGGCGCTCCCTCCCTCAAGTGAAATCAACTTCTGGCACTGGATGAGGTAGGAGACAACCATGGCAATGGACTGGGCAAGTTTCCTTGGCGGCCTCGGAAGTAAGGGTTCTCCGGGGGCTCCCGGGGATGCCTCCATCATGCCGATCCAGGGGCCTCCTCCTCCGGGGCTTCTTGATTCCATTGGAGGCAACTTCAAACAGGGCGTTGACATAGCTCGAGGTGGAATCGCTCAGGGGATGCAGGACGTGTCTCAAGCCTATCCCCGCGGGCCAGGGAGTGGGGGAGGAATTGCTGGCTCGGAGGTCGGCCAGGGCCTTACCGGAGTCATGGACTGGCTCGGGGATACAGCACTCCTCGACAAGATCCGGGGCTCGACACTTCAAGTCACCGGGCCGCAGACGCTTCGGCCCATGAAGACTGGTGGGGAGCCCATGCGAGACCCCGGTTCCAGTCCCATCTACAACCAGGGCCAACTGGATGCGCTCGGAGCCAAGACTGCTGGTCCTACCGCGCCGGATGCTTCTGGTGAGGCTGTCGCGGCGAAGCGAAGAGCAGATGAGATCGACAAGCAGCGGAAGCAGAACCAGCGGCTTGTTACCGCTTCTCAGGGTCTCCAGGCTGCAGCTCGAGGTCAAGAGCCGACTCCGGCCCGCCCGGCGCAGTCTACAGCTCCGAGTGGGGTCAAGGTCGAAGGACCTAGGCTTGGGAAGCGCCAGCGGCGACAGTTCCTCAGTGGTGGCCCTTCGGTGACTCGGGGAATCTTTGGAGGCTTCTGAGCACTATACTCTTAGAGAGGCCAAGTTCTTCGACACTGAGAACGTCCTGGAGCTCTATCGGTTGCTGTGCCAAAGCCAGAAGAGTGAGATCCGTACAGGTCCCAAGACGGATCTCTGGATACAGGGTCTTCTGGAACAAGCCCTCAGTGGCCTCGGAGTCTGCCTCGTTGCTGAGGTATCGAACTACCTGATCGGAGCCACGCTGGCGGTCAAGGCTGAATTCCCGTATGACACTGATGGCAAGAAGACTGCTATCGGATACGGCACCTTCGTTCGTCGAGGCTTTCGCCGGTACGGGGTCGCCAACAAGCTCTACAGCACTCTCAAAGCCCAGCTGATCGAGCGAGGGTACGACCTGTATATCGGAGCCTACCTGAAAGACAACCTGGAAGTTGTCAGTGCTATCAAGCGGGCAAAACTCGAACCGTTCCAGATCGGCGTTCGCTGGAACCTGGAAAAAGAATGATCGTAGGAGTAGATCCTATGCTCTGCATTACCATCGCTGGAATTCTCGGAGCAATCGGTGGGGCGCTTGGTAGCATTGGTGGAGCGGTCGGGATCGGCGGCGGAGCTGCGGCAGCAGGAGCCGGAGTTGGAGCTGCTGCCGGCGCTGGTGCTGGGATTGGGGCTGCTGCTGGAGCAGGAGCGGGGATCGGAGCCGGAGCAGGAATAGGCGCAGGTGTCGGAGCTGGGGCCGGTATCGGTGCAGGAGCCGGAGCTGGGCTAGCTGCGGCCCCCGCAGCGGCCGGTGGACTCGGTGGCTTTCTCTCTACGCCTATCGGCGGGTCAGGAGTCACAGTCGGAGATGCGGCTCAGCTTGGTGGTTCCTTGCTTGGTGGGGGTGGCAGCCAAGGTGGGGCCCCGGCAGCTCCTGCACAGTCTACAGCTCCCAAGGGTACGCCAAGCTCAGCGACCAGGCTACCGACAATGCCCGTTTCAAGTCTACCTTCGTCCGAGGCCTTCCTCAACAACGATCCTTCGGTGACACGGAGGCTCTTTGGAGGCTTCTAGTCCCAGCCTCGTAACGAAGTCCGAGCTGAAGGCCCTTGCTCAGGCCTGCTACTTGGACCCCGTTCTGTTCTGCAAGACCTTCCTGACGCACCTGTTTCCAGGAGAAATTCCTTGGGTCCATCGAGCTCTGTTGGCAATCTTGACCGAACGAACGGGGTTCCTGACCAAGTACGGAGACCTCGAGAAGATCGTCAAGAACTTCACCTACCTCGACCCTGAGGAAGAAGAGCGGCCGATCTTCCGTCTCGACGACGATGGTAAGGTCACCATGTTCTGGCGGCCCTTCGTCGAGGTAATGCTTCCGCGGAGTTTCAGCAAGACCACGTATGCTGGCATTGCTGTTCCGATCTACAAGACCGTCTACCAGGTCAATAAGTTCGCAGCCTACGTCTCTGAGTCTGGTGACCATGCAGTCATGCAGATGGAGAACGTCCGGCGAGAGCTGAGTGACAACGAGAGGCTTATCCAGGTCTTCGGGGATCTCCGGCCCAGACTCCGCGACGACGAGCGCTGGTCTGCCAAGATGTTCGAGACTACGTCTGGTGTAGCCTTCGTTGCTCGTGGCCGCGGAGCACAGATTCGAGGCCTCAACCACCGAGGCGTTCGCCCGCAAGAGATCCTGGTCGATGACGTCGAAGACAAGGAGTCGGTCTCGACTGAGGAGCAGCGAGAAAAGACTCGGCGTTGGTTTACTGCTGATGTCATGCCGGCCTTGCCGACGATTGGGAAAGGCCGCATTGTCATGCTGGGGACGATGCTCCACCCTAATGCACTTCTTCAGACTATTTCCGGTGATCCCCGCTGGAGTGTTGTAAAGCTGGGTATCAGGGACAAGGACGGGGACTTGCTTTGGCCTGAGGCTATCGACGAGGTCAAGGACGAAGCCAACAAAGTCTCCTTCGCCAACGCGGGTCAGTTGGCATCCTACTACATGGAGTATCACAACGAGGCTCGG